CTAAAACTTGTGATTCTTCACCCTTTGCACCTGTGAAAGTTTCTATTCGTTTCGGTCTAAACCTATCTTTCCTATATTCCTTCCAATTGTCTGAGTAGTACCATCCTTTGATCTCTCCATCTGTTGACTTCTCAGGTCTTAGGTTCTGCATTGGAATATGTCTTGCACGTGATACCTCAATTCTCCCCTTATTCCAAATGATATTGAAAGCTCCCATTCCTAACTTTTTCAAGTCACCACAAACACGCTTAATATCTTCGCCTTTGAAAATAGTTCGCATCTTCGCAAAGTCTAAAGGCTTTCTATCGCTATCCGTTGCAGCTACACCCTCGCCATATATCTGATCCGATACACTTGTTATAATAGCATTAGATACCGCTGAACCATTACACCTATCAATTAAGTAAGTGAAGTAGTCATTATCTTCGCCATACGCTACCCATTCCTTAGCAGGGTTCTCAACTGCTTTAGGTGTATTAATGGATTCGAAATTAATTACTTTAAAACTCATGATTTTAAATATACTGAATTAATAATATTAGCTTCGGGTTCTTTAACATATACAACCTCGCTAGTGCCGTTCACCCACGCTTTCCCAGTCTCACGTAAGCCAAGTACACTAGCATCGGTAATATCTGTATTAGTCGAACTAGTCTGTTCATATACGTCATATTTAAAGAAGCTGTTTTCCTGCATTGTAAAGTGTGGATGAATAATCGCTAAATTCACATAGAAATTCAATGCAACTGCTCGCTCATTTACTATATATTTTTGAGCGACTCGTCCCTCACTTACTCTAGTTTGTAAATTCGTAAACACTAAAAGATAGTAATTATCAATAGCATTAGTTGAATTCTCAAACAACGATAAGTAAGATATATTATAAGCTCCTGTTTTCAGTTTTAACATTGTCTTTTACCTTTGATTTATGTTTCTTAGCTAGAGCCTTTGCGTAAGCTTTAGCAGTCTTATAATCGCTCCTTTGAGTTTGTAGTTTAATCTCTCCGTTCTCAGTTGCAGTAATTAAATACACATCTCTTAACCTATCAATCTTAATCATCTGTGTTATCTCTAATTAATTCCATAGCTTCTGCATTAGTCATTAAGCAATTACTAGGATAGTTCAATTTTGAACCTAAGGCTAACAAGGTGGAAACTTCACCACCTAACCAAGAGCAATCTAGTTCAATCACATAATATTTAGCTTTAGATATATTAAGCTCGATAACATTCCCAAACTTAACTCTATTATCAGAAGCAACCTCTTCGAATGTTGTAGGTAATACCTCAACTAAATCATTATCTAAATCGTAAACCTTACGAGCGTATTTGCCTTCTAATTTAGAAGGAATTAAACCTTTGTACGTTGCCCGATTTAGGCATATAAATATATTTCCTTTCATAATTAGTTTTGGTGTTTAGATAAACCTACGTTATAGTTGTTGGTTATTTCTTTCTGAGTTAAGGCTATGTTATAGACCATAACCTCGTCTATCCTTTCAGAATAATATTGACTATTATTATATCTACCTATATCTAATATATTAGTACTATTAGGTATTGAGCCTGTTGTAGGTGTTGTTGTAGATAACACACCATCTATATATGTTTTAATATTCGCACCATCATAAGTACCTGCTATATTCACCCAACCAGACGTGGGTATAGTGCCACTTTCCCCATTATTTGCTCCTATATAAAACTTAAAGTTTGATGTTGTTTTTAGTAACATATAATCTTTTTCGGCATTCGTCCATTTAGCAACTAAACCTTTATTGCTTTCCGTATTGGATTGAATCCAACATTGTAATGTCATAGCTGCTGTTGGATTTACCGTAGAATCATCAGCCACCTCAGCATAACCACTTCCATCTAAATTGAATCCACCATCTCTTAACCTTAAAGCGTTACCTAGAATGTCTTTACCTAAGTCATTAGGTGCTTCTATTAAAGTCACCACCGTAGAAACTGGTGTACTCTTTGCCCAATCAACCATTCCCAATTGAGGAATAGTAGGTTGTTTGTCATCGTAGGTAGCTCCTGTAATTGCTCCGTTATTTCCCTCTCCTGAACTATCGTAAGCAATCGAACCACTACCCTCAGACAAAGCGTAGTACCCTTTTAAATTAGATACAGAAATACTTGATGCTGAGTTATTGAATACTAGCTTGTTTGGATTTGCGTAGTCGTAAGCTGCATCGTCTGAATCCCAAGCTGCGTTGTAAAGTTGAATGTCAGAAAGTTTACCATCCCAATATTCAGCAGTAAGCTGCCTTCTGCCTATTTGATTAAATCCAAACAAATACTCTGCGGTTGTGTATGTATCTAATGACTTTATTCCATCTAAGTAACACTCAACTAGGTTGTCGCTATTGACGCTAACAACTACTCTATACCAAGTATCAAGACTTAACGAGTCGAAGTTAAAATTAAGACGTACTCCAACAGGCGGTTTTACGGCAATTACACTACCTATAACTTGTATATACGTTGAGTAAGAGCTAGATAACCCTAAAACAGTTCTATTCGCTGGAGTGTCAGTGTTACACCAAAACGCTATTGTCTTAATCCCTTGGAAGGTAGTGCCTAAATCAACCGAATCATTCCCGTTAAACTCCAAAGCCTTACCAGTAAACAACTTAGCGTTATTCGAGTTGGTTGATTTGTCTGGAATGAATTGAGCGACTTCTTTTACTGAGATGTTGTCGAAATAAAACGTACCATCTGTACCGCATTGATATAGAGGAGAAAACTTAACCGATGTTGCAGTTGGTATAAAATAAAAAGAATTACTTACATCGCTATAAGATTTTCCAGTAGATTGGTCTGAGTTGAAAACTCTCCATTTAGGTAGAGTTCCACTTCCAACCGTATAACCCCAACTAATATTGTATTTAGTACCAATAGTAAGCCCATTAATTGTATATGAAACAGCACTACCAGTAGAGCCTGCAGTTACTTTTAACGTATTATTTTCTACGATAAAAATACTGTCATATTCATTACTCCATCCTACTGTTGTGGGAGATACAAAATCCCCATTAACCACCAACTCCTCCCCCAAGACATCAGCCTTAGTAAAGCCAAGCCACATCTGGAGATTCTTTTTTACGATGCCCAACCTTCTAGCTAAAGCACCAATTGAATTTTGTATGACATTAATCATACTAAAATATAGCTACTATGTCCGTTGCAGTTGTATTCGTTGCCTTCACCCTTGTTACCTGAATTGGTAAGAATGATCCGTCTGCAATGTTTTTAAAGATGAGCCTTGAACCGCCAAGAGTTATTACCTCAACATCCCCTCCAACTCCTACGAATAAGGTTGCAGGTGTATTCGCATTAGAACCTGTTATATCTGTTGAATCGCTAGGTGTAACTACTACTCCTGTTGTTCCTTGTCGTACTACTAAATTTGTTGGCATAATATATCTTTCTTTTATATAAATATAAATAAATACGTTTTGTTTTTCTTTTTAACAAAAAAAAAGCCCCTACTCATGCAGGGGCTTTATATTAAAGTATTATTATTTACGAAGTTACTATCGTTGGTCTGTTTCCAGAAGTTGTCAACCCTCCGAAAATAGTATCAGCTACAACTCCAGAAGGTACTACTGACATTGCTGCCCTTTGCTCTCTACCCACTAAAGTTAAATTGTAACCGCTCATATCACCGAACGCCTTTCCACGTCCTACGTTCCCACCTGTTATAGTCATACCATTATAAGCACCTGCAAGGTATAAATCACCAAAGCCAGTTGTCTCATTTATGTTATTATCTTCAACAAATATTTGGAATCTACCTTGTGCTAACAATTTAAGATTCTTTAACGCATCCTTAGACAAATTAGGCAAAGCTAAATTTATAGTTTGCTCATAAAATACAGTTCCATTTTCTTCGGATACTGTAATTGCTTCATCAAAATCAGAAGATTGAGGATTAAGATCGTACTTATAAGCTGAACTCGTAGCCCCCAAATCATCTAATTCACCATCAGCATCAATTGTATAAGCACCCATTACATTGTTATTCACAAAGTATATGTTCCTGATACCTCCAATACTATCTCGAGATTCTAAAGCTCTCCCATTTGCTATTAAACTAGGCATATTTTTTTATTTTTTAAATAAGAGGGAGTAATTAAACCCCCTCTATATTATTATTTATGCGTATAAAACAACATCTGAACCAGTTGCAAAACCTACACCTGCATTCCACTTCATCACCAATCTTACGTTATCTGAACCATCATTCTCAGTCATATCAATAACCTTGCATTCTGCTAAATTATTTACTAAGTCGGTCGCATAAAATAAGTTAGACTTACGCGCTGCAATCATTTTGTTAGCAGACATTCCCGGACATAGAATCAATTTAGTACCTTCAAAATTAGCTTCCGAAACTCCAACATGGAATTGGTCTTGGTAACCTAAAGCAGCTTGTGCAGAAATATAGAATTTCATTGCAGCCGTTCCGATATAGATACCTAAATCTTCTTGTCCATAATTAGCGTCTAATATTGCATCTCTCACTTTTCCTAATTCTGCAACAATATTTGAAGCTGATAAAGTAGTTCCTGTTACATCAACAACAGTAGAATCTGCTGCTGCTAAAACTTCGAAACCATCAAACTCACCAGAGTTACCTGTTGCACCTGCCCAAATTGATTTCTCATTCTCTTGACCAACTAACGCCCCTGCGTGACCTATAATATACTCTTGGAAATTAGCAGGTAAAGTACCATCAGTACCAACTCTCATAGAAGCACCTGCATAAGTGCTAAGCCAATCTTTTTTACACATCTCCTTATTTAGTCCGAAATTGTCAGGAGCTAAAGACTTCTCAATGTAAGTAATATCTCCTGCATCTGTAAAGTCACAAGTTGCATCAACTACCGAAGAAGCCGATAAGTCGAAAGACTTTAGATTTACTTTGAATGCTACGTTAGGAAGCAATGTAATGTTTCCTTTTGCTAATGTTTCACCGCTTAGTAACGATGCTGAAATAAAGCCTGCTGCCTCTTGGCCAACATATACTTTAGTTAACGAATCTGCCATAATCTTTTTTTAATTTCTGTTATTAATTGAATACTGTACTCGCTCAACTGAGCTTAATTTGCTATACTCTAAAGGTGTTAATGCTACCTTCTTAAAATTACCTTCTGGATTTGAAACGATGCCCTCACCGACCGCACTAAACTCTTCAACTTTCTTAGCATCTTCTACTGCTTTTACTTTTAAAGAATCGAACTCAGTTTTAATTGCTGC